GTATCATTGCTAAACTTGGTGTTGCCATTTTTAAATATCTTTAATTATTTTTATTTTTATTATCACAGAATATTAATTGAAATCTGCATTGTTAACACATCCAATGGCTTCAATAGTACCACCATCTGCGATAACTCTAGCTTCATATTCTCTTGTCAAAGGATTATTGAAATCAAAATAAATGCTTCCCCATCCTACTTTTTCAGGACTACCCCACCAACTTGTATAATAGATTTCATTTGCCATTGCTTACTTTTTTTTTATTTTTTTTCTTTAAGAAAACTTTTAATTTTTCAATATTCTTTTTTTTAGGCTTGTACCTCATAAAACCCATCCATTAAAAGTAGCATCATAGCTTGGATAAATATCATCATTCGTATTGCTAGTATATTCAGGATATGTTGCTTGGTTAAAACTCATAAAATCAATAAATCTTCTTGAATACCATTCTGCATTTGTTCTAGCCTTTTCAACTAAAAAATCTATTTCGTTTTTATCTACACTTATAGAATTTTCTGATGTATGTTTAAATACTCCACCATTTTTTATCTGATATGCAGCAAAAGGAAAATAATTAGACTGTGCATACCAAATTAACATAGGCACAATATAGTCATCCAAAATTGTTTTCCATCTTGCATTAGCAGGTTCATCTATATTAGGTATTGCTGCACTTAAACCATTATACAAATCAGTTCCCATTATTTGCTGCACATCTATTTCCTGTGCAATCTTTATAAATTGTATAAACTTGTCTGTATCTACATTCCCATCGATGATAGAATTACGAACTAAGTCTGTTCTATTTATGAATAATTGTGTTGCCATTTATCTTCTTTTATTAGTTGGTAAAAATCCTTCGTTTGGCATATCAATAGGTCTTTTTGCTACCAATTCACTATTTTTTTCAGGCTTAAAACCTGCCTTTCTAGCTTGGTTTACACTAACAGTTGGTGCTAGTGGACTATTTATATCAATACTTCCTTTTCCTTTCTTCATATAAGTCTTTCTCATCCAAAAATGGTGGCACGCACCTCCACCTTTGTAAAACCAAATCGAATAGGTATCTGCACCTCTTGGTCCCCATCCTGCATTAACTGCTTGCTTACTCATCATTTCAATATCTTCTTTTCGATATATCTTTTTAGCTGCTACCATTTTCTGACAAAAATCTCTAGTTACATTTTTACCATCTGTAAAAGTATCTTTTAAAGGTGCATATTGATAACGAACTTTAAACTGTGTTCCATCAACATCTTCATCTTGTTTAGATTTAGCATTTGGTCTAGCAGTTCCTGTAGATACAAAATTCCATATCTTAGAAAGTAAACTTTTATCTTTAGTATTTAATTGGTCTATTTGAAAATCTAAAGCATCTTCATCTTCATAATCAACTTTTCTTTCATCTATTAATTCCCATTCAGTTAAATCTTCATCTTCACCAAATGATTCTAAAGATATTTCAGATAAACTTGTTTTGTCCATTTCTACACCTGTTTCTTCTTCAATAGTTTCTTTATCTTGTATTGAACTATCTACTTCAGTAAATTCTAAAGGTTGTAAGGTCGTAAAATATAGATTTAAGCTAATATCATTGTAAGATAGTATTTTGTCAAAGGAATCTATTAAAAGTTCCTGAAATGGTCTTATAACTGTGTTATCCATTAATAAACTAGCAGTCTTTATTTCATCTGCATTGTTTCCTAAACCTGATTGGTCTTTAATACCTAAAAGCATAGGACTTACAATTCTGTGAGCAACCATTATTTTTTTAGTTGATTCTTCAGAAAGGAATTGATATTGGTTATGTGCATCAGATAATTGAACAGGTGTAATTTCTGCTTGACTTTCTTTATTGTCATTAAATGCTAAAATGAATTTCCCTGCATTACTGCTTCCACTAAACTTTTCTGCTATCTTATTTTCTATTAATTGTCTTTCCTGTTGATTAGGTGTACCATTATTAAAGTTGATTAACATACTAGGACTGAGTCCGTTAAGAATATTATTCAAATGATAGTTAGATACTTCTTCTTCAAGTTCTGCATATTGCAGTCCACCTTGATAATCCACAGGTGAGTAGTAGTAAAACCCTGCCTTATATGGTTGTATGTATAATATCTCAATATTTTCTTTAGACATTCCAAAAGCAGGTATTCTTAAAGGGTCATCACTTCTTTTTATATTTGCCCAATCTTTAAAATAATAATAAGCAGGTATATCACCATCGTCATTACATTTTTCTGCTCTTAAAGTTTCAATAGGCATATGTTCTACCTGTGCAATAGTTTTTCTATCCTTAGAATAGATAATTTGAACTGCACATTGCCCCATTAATTTTAAATCATAGCATAATTTCCTAACTACATCTTTTTTAAACAAAGAAACCATTTGAGCATACTCATTTGGCTTAGAACTTGAATTTGTAGCATTTAAACCTTTTCCATAAATAGCTTGACTAATTCCATTGATAGCAGCATTATTAGTTGGACTGCCATTATATCTATCAATTAAGTATTGAAAATAGTTATTATCAGCACCATATTCAATATAGTCTTTTCCTGATACTTCTTTAATTGCAGGACTTGTATAAGTACTCAAATTCACAAAACCAAACTCTGACATTTTTGATTCTTTTTTGAACTGTCCTTTATTATTTCTTAATCTTGTTTTCATCTTACTAAATAAGTATTATCATAACCATTATAATCTAAATATTCACCTAAATTTAAATTATAGTAATCATTATTTAATTGGTCAATATCCTGATTAGTACAAAAGATTTTATCCTTGTAAATTATTTCTATATCTGTTGTTTTTACTAAATTCTCTGCTTCTAAGAAACTTAATAAACAAGCACTATTTTCAAAAGTACCACCTGATAAAATTACTCTTTGTTTAAATTCATCATAACTACCTTTTATGTGATATACTTCTAAATCATAAAATCTATTCTCTACCAAGCTAAAAATAGCAGATAAATCTAAATAATTTTCATTTATTGATGCACTTGGCAATATAATAGAAACTACATCATTTGTACTGTCATCCCTTAATTTTATTGTAACACTTGTTGAATATACTCTAGGTATAATCTTTATCGTTTGCTCTATTGTAGATTTTGCTAATATAATCATTATTAATATAACGTAAAAAAATAAGTTATTTGTAAAATCATTAAACCAAAAAAAAAGCACCCTGTTAAGGATGCTTAATTTTTCAACTAAATAATGTTATGCAGTTGGGTCAATCTGTGTTGCATCAGCACTTACTGCTGCATCTAAGAAATAAGGTGCAGTTTCTTCCATTCCTTCAAATGTTAAAGTAAATCCTGATAAATCTCCTGCAGCTGCTCCTGTTACTACAGTACCTCCTGTGCATTCCATTCCATTTTCAAGTCCACATAGGAAGTTATTCCCATAATAGTCTACTACAACAATATAAGGTCTAGCTACTGCTAAAGTTTGTAATTCAGATTGCGTTTTAGCATCTAAATATGTTAAAGTTAAGTTTAAAGTCTGAGTATAGAAAGTAGTTCCATTTTCTCTAGATGAGGTTACACTCGTTTCTAGACTAGAATTACCTTTTACATCATATTCATACCAACTTGGTGCAGGAGAACCATCTGTAATAGTCGCTTCCTTAGTTGTACTATCTACTGCAATAGAAGCAATCGTTCCATAGTCTGCAAATAATACTTTTTTGATACCTCCGAAGGCACTTTTACAAGGTAATTTCCTACCTGTCGTTAAAATACAAGCCATTGTTTTTTATGATTTAAAAAAAAAGGGTAAGTAGAATCCTACCTACCCTGATTTATGATTATTAATTAATTCTAAGCGTAAGATACGATGTCAGAAGCAATACCGAATTGTACTCCTGAAGTAAATCTCATTACCATTCTAACATTGTTAGAAGCATCCAAATCTGCCATATCTAAAACTTTCACTTCTTGAGTAGAATTTAACAATCCTGTTCCGAAATAGAAGTTACTTTTTTGTGCAGCATACATTTTGTCATCAGATAGTCCTGGACAAACAAATATCTTAACTCCGTTTACAGTTAAAGAACCATTGTTCCACCATTGAGTACCCATATTCTGTACACCATTTGCTCCAAGTCCGTTAGCACCAAATCCTCCTAATGCTTGAACATAAAGTTTTGCAGCCTTAGATGAAATGTATAAGAATAAATCTTCTTTTCCATATAGTGCAGCAGGAATAGCTTCAACAACATCAGAAAGTTTTTCTACGATGTTAGCAGCAGTTAATGCAACAGAAGTTAATGCCTGACCTGCAGGTACATCTCCAGCAGTTACTGCAGCAGCTATTAATTTTTCAAATCCATCAAATGAATTTTTAGTTCCTGCAGTAGTATCTCCTTGCCAAATGTTAAATTCAGTATTTTGTGCAACCTCTGCAGCAACGTGTGCTATCATAAAGTCTGCAAAATTTGGAGGTAAAGTTTGACCTAAACCATATCCCATTTGTTGAGATTCCCAATCGTTAACGAAATCATACTTACATAACTGTAAATTTACTTGTAATTCAGTTGGTTGTAAAATTCTTTCAGTTAATGTTACTGTTGATGTTGGATTAAAATCACACCCTGCAGCAGTTACGATTGCATCAGTTGCTAGTTTTTTAATTACTTCTTTAAAAGAAATATTTGATTTTACTGTGATTCCACCATCATCAATAGTTGATGCACTCAATAAAGCAGCAGCAATATACTCTCCTGCGAATTGACCTGCATAGGTTGTCGTGATGTTTGTTGTAGTAGCTAATTCTACATTTTTTAAATTACTCATTCTATTTTATTTATTTAATTTATTTAATACTCTATCTAGTGTTGAGGTAAATTTACCTTTTCCGAATTCTACTTTTTTAATTGTTTTACTTTTAGATTCAGGATTGTGCTTAATTGGTTTTGCAGATGCTTCTGACAACTCAGCTTTAACTTCTTCAGGTACTTCTTCAGAAAATTCTTCTTTTATTGTTCTTGACTTTAAAGGTGCTTGAACTTCTGTAGACATTTCTTCTTCTGTCATTTTACCTTCCTTATCAGCCTTTAAATCTGCAATCGCATCTTCTAGGTTTTGGATTCTTTTTTCCATCCCTTCCCAATCTGCAACATCTGCCATTTCTTCTTCTTTTTTTTCTTCTTCTTCTTCTGCTAAATCTGAAGTAATTTCTTCACCTTCTTCAGTTTCCTTTTCAGGTACTTCATCAGATACTTCTCTAACATCTGCTATTGAACCTTCTTCTTCAACAACTACTAATCTACCATCTTCTAGTAAGTATTCTCCTACAGGCATTGCTACCTTTTCGTCATCTGTTACTATAAAGATTTCTTTTCCTTTTTCAAATGAGTCTGCACTTACTACAGTTCCATTTTCTAACTTCATTTCCTCAAGTTTTACCTCGATATTAAGAAGTGTTTTAATTTGATTTAACATTTCGGTTGATTTCATATTATTTATATAACGATTATTAATTTAGATTTTGCATTTTCATTCTGTTCCTGTAATGTTTCCTATTCCCTGTGCTTTAATAGAACCATCACAACAACTTCTAGAATATGTATTTGTATCCCAACATAAACAAGCACGAGAACTACCCTTAGGACTTGTTCTACTGCCTATGTAAATACCTTTGCTTTTAGGATTATTTCTGTTCATCTGTTAAGATTTCAATTATTTTTCGTAATGTCTGTTTATCACCTTCACTTGACATATCTTCTTTAACCTTTTCTTTAGGTGATTCCATTTTGTCTGCAAAATAACCCTCAATAGAAAAACCTTTAACTTTATTTGTTCTAACATATTCATTCCATATTTCATCATTATTTACTTTTACTGCACCCATCCAAGTTCCAACAGGAACATTCAATCCATACTTTCTAGACTTGTCTTGTACCTCATCTTCTACTATCCAAGATTCTACTAATGTCAAACCTTTTAAATCTTTAGAGTGTTCTAAGGTTGAATTGTTTTGATATCCATTTCTTAAATACATTTGTGATGCTTTAGAAATAGTATCTTTTGAAAAGAAAATATAATAATCTCCTTCACTTCCTGTTCTATAAATTGGCTTGTTTGGAATTAATAAAGCACCTAGTAATATTCTTTTTTCTTTATCTATTTCAGCTAACTTTATTTCTTCAGTTTTTAAAGCAACAAAGTCAGATTCTATGGCAGGTGATTCTACTATTGAAATCGCTTCAATCCCACTTTCTTCCTGTTCTTCGTCTAATATTAGTTCAACTATTCTCATAATAATATAACGTATTAAATTTTAAATTTTGTTTTTTTAACCTATTGTAGCATCTTCAATAATATTTCTATCTAATTCTTGTGCAGTTGTTACCTGACCTGAAACTACGAATGCCTGAACAGGTATTTGTGATTGACCACCTATTGCATCTGCTAATTGATTTGTTCCACTTGCTCCTACTGTATTAAAACTTGGTGGAATACTACCTACTGACATTGTAGGTGCTTCAATACTTGGCGTAGGTTCTGAAACACCTAGTGGAGATGTAACTGCTTTAGAAGCCTTCATAGCACCTCTTATTGCCGAAACAATACCTACTGCTTGTGCTGCATACCCTAATATTAAAGGAATGTTTGCAGGAAATGGTGCTGCTGCTGCTGCTTTTGCTGCACCTGCTGAAACATCTACCCCTGCTTCTGCTGCTTTTACTACAGTTTTAGTAGCTGATTGTTTAGCTGAAAATAATGTACCTTTCATTTCCATTATCATTTCCCTAGCTTGTAATAATTGTTTAGCTATAAAAATTGCTTTTCCTAATCTAGATTCTGCACCTGCTATTGCAATTGCATCTGAAAATGCCTTTTCTTTTGCAGCAGTTTTTTGTTTTTCTAATTCTATTTCATCTAATGCCCTTTGCTTATTTTCCTTTGCAATAGTATCAAGCCTTAATTTTTCTGCAACATCTTTTTCTTTTTGTTTTTCTGCTTCTGCTAAATCTTCTGCATCTTTAATAGCTTTTAATCTTGCTGCTTCTTCCCTTTCTGCTGCAACAATTTGACTTGTTACTAGCTTTTGTTTTGTTAATCTAGCTGCTTCTAAATTTATTAAATTGGCTTTTAACTGTGCTTCTTCTGCTAAATCTTCTTTAGTTGATTTACTTAATGCGTTTTCTGCAACCTTTGCATCATATCTTAATTTTGCTGCTACAAGTTCTTTTTTTGTTATTTCTTCCTCTAATGCACCTGCTTCTGTTAAAAATTCAATACGTTGTAATGCAGTAAATATTTCTTTATTTGCAGCCTTTTCTAATAACTCTGCCCTTTTCCTATTTGCTTCTGCACGTTCTACAATTAACTGTCTATCTAGTTTATCTGCCCTTGCTCGTTGGTCTGCTATTTGACCTGCTATTTTTCCTTCTTCTACTATTTCTTTTACAAATTCTTTTGTTGCTTCTGTTACTTTTCCAATAGTATTTTCAACACCTGTTAAGACATCAACATAACTACTACCTGCACTTTTAGCATCTTCCATTGCACCTGAAAAATCCCCTGAAAAAACTTTTTTAATTGCACTTCCAAGAAACCCAACAGTATCAATAGCAGCATTAAATCTATTTGTAATGTTTTGTACTATAAAATCTTTAAAATCAATTATAGCTTGTTTAGGGTCTTCGAATGCTGAAATAATACCTTCACCTAAGTCTGCTAATAAGTCAACTAAATTACCTACAACAGAACCGATAACCCCCATAATCTTAGCAAACTTATTTTGCCCTTCCTCTGGTGATTTAAATGCAGCAGTAACAGATGTAATTGCAATTAATA